ACTCCTCGCAATGACGGACAGTACCGGTTAGTCCTGGACGCCGATAAGCGCTGCGGCCTTAACCGAAGCGAAGAGAGCAAGCGAAACGTACCACTTGATACGGGTCCTGCTTGCGTCCTTGGTTTCCAGGGAGCCGAGGCGTTCGACCTGTATCATTTCGGGGCTGGAGAGGCCGCACAGTGCGCCTTCTCCGAACTGTAAGGCATAGATGGTGGAATCAGCATCGCTGGTGTAACTATCCTCCAGGGAACTTCCCACATTATGGGTATCGAGAATCCAATCACTCACTGCGACAGGAATGCCGTTATAGAGCTGTATGAACTCTCCCAGCATACCTTTGCCAACTTCGAGGTTATTACCGGCTGCCCTGGCAAGAGACTGAAGCTTTCGACGGCTGCGCCTGCTCATCAGCAGGATATCGGGCTTGCCTCCCTTGATGGCGTCAATGAGCTCGTCAAGCATGGTAAGGGTTAGAGTAGCTCCGGTGGCTCCGGCTGCAATAACCTGATCAGAAGCTGTGGCGGTGTCAATAAGCTTGATTATTCCATCGAACTGTTTGGGGCTGGTGGTGGCATTGCCATAGAGGAACTGCTTCTCGAACTCATGACGGAGAGCCTTAGCCTTCTGTTCGATAACGGCAGCCTCCAGGTCATTGATGTTACTGCGGGTTGACTTCAGGTAGTTATCGACATCGGCATCGCCGCCCAGGATTTTCAGGGTAGCGGTAGACTTGGTGAAGGTGGGGGTAGACTCGACCCAGGTATCGCCGACGTCAAAGAAATCGACTGTTGGAAGTGTTGTTTCTTTGGTATAGGAAAGGCCGTTTCCAACAATCTGGATGAAGGGGAGCAGTTGCAGTATCGGGCTATCCTTCAGGATGGTCTCAATGACGCCCTGCAGCAGGACATCGTTTGACAATTTTTCGGCTTCAACTAAATTCATAGACATGGTTCAATTTCTCCTTTATTTCTCGTTATTTTTTAATGCTTATTTGGGTTTTATACCAGCGGTGATCTTCTCCCTGGCTGACAGTCCATTAAGGGCTATGTCCTCTCTAACAGGAGCTCCCGCGGGAACTGCACCGGCAGTGGCGGACGCCTTGAGCTTCTCACTGACAGCCTCCACAATCGTCTTTCCCTTCTCCACAGAATCGGAGAGCGCCTGGAAGGAGTCGCCGCCGATCAGCGCCTCGGGGATATCGGGATTAGCCTGGACAATGGCATCACGATATTGTGTCAGTGCGACTTTGGATTGTTCCTGCAATTCGGTGATCACCCCAGCGCTTTTCTCCACCTCTTCCTTTGCGGCGGCCAGCTCGGTATCCCTGGTGGAGACATCCGCCTCGAGGGCAGTGATACGCTCGGTTTTAGAGACAAGATCCGCATCCACCTGGACACGAGCCTGTTTCTCCTCCTCGAGCTGTGCCTTTATAGCGGCCTGCTCCTCTAAGGTCATGGAGCCGTTGTTCTCGACTACTGTTTCCTGGTCTTTGGTTTCTTCATTTTTTTCAGACATAAATTCCTCCTGAGTTATTTATTCGGGCGCCTCCATATCAGCGGCGACTGCTCTCTCTCTCGCTCCGCCACGGGTAGAAGCTGCCCGGAACTCTCTGTTCATTTGCAGTATTTTCTTCCTTTCTTCCAGCCACTTGTTAAACTCCTCATCCGGGTCCTGGACACCCAGCTCATCCATCGCCGTTCTACGGCTATGGACGCCTGCCTGCACCATAAGCTGTTCATTCTGTGCCTGTCTGGTGGTATCCTGCGGTAGTATGGGCCCCCAGATCACCCGATGTGTTATGTCACTATAATCCAGTCCCATATAAAGGGCAGCCAGCTTTAAAATAAGCGCGCTGCGTTGATGATAGCTATTAGTTCTAATAGTGCGCTTGCGGGTAACCTTTTGGACCAGGCTGCCGAGCTCTATTTGGAGCGCTGAGCCTGACAGCTCCTGGTTTGTCCCACCATAGGCAGCTCTGGGCAACTCTGAAATATCATGCAGAGTACGATAGATGGTATCGATATAGTCAATATGAAGCCTGATACCGCCGCCTTGAAGGAGGTCCAAGAGATATGCTTTCGCATCGGCTGGAAGTGTCCACAGCGCACCAGGTTGAACCTGTATATTATCTGAAGAATCGACATTTTCCAGCACTGCTATTGGATTTCCTGAAAGTTCGAGGATCCGGGAGAGCTGGGACATAGCACGGTTAAGCTCCCGCTGCGGCTCGATAAGCTGCGGAATATCGGAGCTGCCCCAGAATTTCTTTGGCTCCCGGAGGTTTGGAAAAATAATAAACGGTATGAAGCCGTAAGGATTTGGCTTAGACTGGATTATTTCATTATCGAGATATAGCTGAAAGACTTCACCAGTCCATAGCTCGGTGATATAGGCCTTTTTCTTGGGGATAGAGACACTATAGAGCATCTGTATCTCTTCATCAGTCAGCTCATATCTTGAGGCAACTCGCCAGATGCGGGAGACATCATCGCCAAGCCACCAGGTATATATTCCTGATATGTCCGGAGAGGTTATCCTGATGCGTTCAGCTGCGGCGTCCCAGGTAACCTTGTAGCAGGCATCGCCGAGGACGGCGCAATCGATCTCGGTTTCCCAATCGAGCTGCTGCAGGTTATTCGCCACGTAAACATTTTTAAGCAGCTGCTCTGCCTGGAGAACTTTGTCCGGCGACTGTTCGCTATTATCCAGGCGATAACAGGCGAAATTAAGGCCAGACATAAGGTAGCTGGTAATCTTGTCGATCGAGGCCTTGGAATAGTTAAAAACAAGCTGCCTGTTGCGGCTACTGCTGGGCCACTGGCTGCCCTGGTAGAAGTCCAGATTATTTTTATAGGCTGATAGCCTGGTATTATCCATGCGGGCCAATTGCCCTGGATTAAACTCTGTCATTTCTGATACCTCCTCGTGCTGAACGTGGACTGAAATCCTTGGCGGCCTCAACTGTTAATGCCAGGCTCATTAGGAAATCATCGTGACCCTCAAGGGGATTAACATAAAAATTCATAGTTTGATTGGAGCGATACTGGGAGCGTGCTTTTTGCAGCTGCAGCATGGACTCTTTAAATTCTTCAGAGCCATCCTGGGCGTAGAGATTAAGCCGTCCACTGTTTACAAAGGAAAGAAACTCGAAGGCCATATCGGACTTACTTTTTTGTGTAAAAACGAAGGGGACAATTTTGTTTCCCAGCTCTTTTTTTAGAAAACTGGCGATGGGTTGGCCAATACCTGTTGAGTCGACAACTACACGTTTGCAGTTCCAGTTCTTTAATACATTGACCATCTGGCCATAGAGCTGGCTATGCGGTGTGCCTGTCCACTGATACTGTTCAACAACACGAACGAAAGGCTCGGATAAGTGGCCTAGGGAACGTTGAGCCATATCAACACGGGCTATAGAAATTACAGTCGAGTCAACCTTTGGCTTGCCCGACATGAGCATCTCATCCCAGAGCTGCTCTTTTTCACCTGCCAGATCAATGCCTGCAATATAAATAACCTCATCAGAATCAGAACGGACCGGCTGGCGTGGATGTGTGCCTCTCATTAACAAGAGCTGCTGGCGTGACAGGAATCCGCCGCCGCCGCTGATGGGAAGCAAAGCATATTGCGTTCTGAACAGCGGATGATCTTCGCCCATGCGATTACGTTCAGACTCGACGAAACTGGCATAAGATAAATTGTTCTTAGCTACCTCATACCAGTCATAGCGAAAATGGCGTTTAATGCCGTCTTTACGCTCCATATCCAGATTGAGCTGTTTTACCTCTTCAAGTAGAGTGGCATCATCCCAGGTAGTTCCGTAGTGAACAGTGGTAACATTGGTAGATGCGCCCATGGGGCGAAACTCTTTTGCATATTTCTCTTTACTGACATCCTGAGACTCATCAATTTCAAGAAGAAGGTCTGCTGTATGCCCCACTACTGAAGACGACTCCTCTGCTGACAGAAATACGGCTCTGGCTGCGCCCAGGCTGATGATATAACCCATCTCGGAATGATAGATGCCAACGAATCCGAAATCATCAAGACGGGCACGAAGACGCTGCATGGAAATTATCGTCTGCGGCTTGAATGTGGGAGAACATTTTATCAGGCTGCCACCGGCTGCCATATGGAGAGTTAAAAGCAATACTTCCAGGTGAGCTGATAGCTCGTTTTTGCCACCCTGGCGGGCGATCTCCACAGAGAAGGTCAACCCTTTGCCGTTCTGGACGCTGTCCATAACCGCCCTGGCTACTTCCTGCTGGTATGGTCGTAAAATCATAATTTTGAGCTTATTCCAATTCCTAGCGGTAAAGCTACATCAGTGAGCACTTTAGAAATGGCCTCTTTTAGCGAATGAGTTTCGTCCTTAGTGATCTGATAGCGGATTTTAACCAGTTTGGCAATAGAAGTAGCAGCAGCAATATGAAGATCGATACGGTCGGGGTTACTTTCTGCTAAATCTCTTAATTTCATGCGGAGTAAAATAATCTCCTCATCCAGGCCGCACATAGCAGCAGCGTGTTCAATCTCCAGTTGTTCTGCGGCTGTCAGGGCCTTGCTGTAAAAGCCGTGCGTTCTGGCGTTTTGATTTCCTTTCGGAGCGCCGCGTGTTTTTTTCGTTGTCATAAATTTCATCCTTTTTGGCCTGAACTAACCCAAAAACAAGCACATGAGCTGCTAATGGATAATTACGTTGTTCCAAGGCGACTTGTAAAAGCTTCATTTCACCTCCGGGGGATGATTAAGAATATCTCGATTAAATTTTTCCACGATAGCTTTGGCAATCCAGGGCCCAATGCCAATACCGGCGACCGATGCGCCGGCTTTAGCAAGGCGCCTGGCATTAATATCGAAATCGCGAATATGGTAGCCTTTATCTTTTTTAATATTGAACTTTGTGACCATATTTCCCCCTGGTATATTTATTATCAACACGCTCTAAAACAGGTGCACCAGTATCAACATCAACAGTAGTCGTGGCAACATCTGCTTGTAGAACTCTGATTCGAGTATTACGGCCTTCGCCGAGTCGCGTTATGGTGGCGTGAGCCCAATTGGTCTCATGCTGTATAGCAGTCATATCAGTCATAGATTGTTCACCGAACTCCCAGTCATAATTTTCTCTGTCAATAATGAGTTTGGTCTGATACCGCCACCGGACCGGGCAGGCGCGGGCGCAATGTGGGCAACCCTGGCCGAGGCACAGTTCAAGACGGCTGCCTGTCCAGTGTTTGGCAACGGATTTAATGCTGGAGATATCGATGAATGCTTTAACTGAATCGCCTTCTGAGAGTCTGAGCCACATATTGCATCCCCCTTACGCTTTTTATTAGGTGAGTTAGATTTTTTACTGCTTAAGCTTAAGCTTAAGCTTCGTTTACACTTACACTTATGTTTACGTTTATGTTTAGGTATAGTTACGCTTGTATTAAGAAGATCGATTGTGCTTTTAAGATGAGAAGGAACAACATCCAGATAGATGGCTGTTGTGGCGATACTACTGTGGCCTAAAAGCTCCTGCACTGCTCTAAGCTGAGCTCCTTTTTCAACCAAGGACGTAGCAAAAAAATGGCGTAGCGTGTGTGGTGAGAGATCTGGAATACCAGCTGCCATGGCGTATTTTTTAACTATGTTGTAAAGCTCATGAGCCGTGAACGGAAATAAGTGGTTACCCGGGGCAAGCTTGGCTTGATTGATATAATGTCGAAGAGGTATTTCCAAATCTGATGCCAGAGGAATAACACGGTCCTTGTCACCTTTCCCCTGGTGAACTGAAATAAAACCTTGATTTATGTCACAGGGCCGAAGTTTTAGTAATTCCGATTCTCTTAATCCGGTAAGTGCTAGCAGCATAATTAATAAAGTGTCTCGTTCTTTAAGTTTGGCCCACCTGTCGGACCTGCTATCTATTACAGATAATATCGATGAAATTTGAGCTGCTGAGTGGTAAGCAGGTAAGCGGCGTGCGTGGTGAAGCTTAACCTTAAAGGGAAGGCCAAGAAATTCCAGGAATGGCTTTAAAGCGAAATAGTAAACCTCAATAGTGGCTGGTTTAAATCCCTTGTCCCTGAGATGCGCCAGGAACTTTCGGCCCAGGTAGACCGAGACTGGCTGTTCACCGATAAAAGAATGGAAGGATCTGAGGCGTTGGGTTACCTCACTGCGATATTGTGGAGTGATATCCTGGAGGGATAGCTCATCAGTATAACTAGCAAACTGGGCGATGAGCTGGGCCTGGGTTTCAAAGTTCATAGACTAACTCCTTTTTGATAAAGAGTACCATCGAAAGTAGCTTTGAAGATTGGTTATTAGTATAGTTATATGTAATGTCTGCGGCTTTGAATATCTGATTAAATCTTCCCTGGACCAGGACCTGGTGTAATTGCATGATTGAATTATAACAACAGGCAATGTGTGGATGTCAAGGGGTATATGTGGTAAAATATGCACGAAATGAAAACGCTTCACTTAATAATCTTCGCTTCGATTATAATAGCAAGTCTGTTTTTGGGGGGAATACAAAAGACGGCTGCAGGAGAAAGGAGAGAAAACGAAACGACGACGGAAAGTGCAACAATAACGTTAACCTGGAGGACCAGTGGTGAGCCAGGAGAAATTGTAAAAAGCACCACTACATGTAGTAATCAGGAGAAATTGTAACAATTCTGTCAAAAAATAATTGACTTTGGTCAGGGGGAGACTTTAACAGCCTCCCCCTTCGGACTCAACTGCCACCCTTATCCGGTAGAGCCTTGCCCGTTAACTCTTTGTAACAGGCTGGGCAGATCGAGTGAGATATCCCCGATATCCCCTCTCCGTCCTTCTCGCCGAGATCCTTGCCGCACCACGCACAGACAATCTTAATAACGGTCATTTCTGTCTCTCGTAGCGATAGCCTTTCCTGTAGGCTATTATGTTGAATCTTTCGCCAACCTCCGTGGTGAAGGCCTCCCGGATATGACGGATTCGGATGTGGTGGAATAAACACTTTTATTAAACAATCAGCAGCTGGCCAACCTGTCAGATCGAGGGCGGCCTGCGGGGAATCAGCGAGGTCTTCCCACCAGGTTTGAATCTTGATATTATTTATGCGATAAAGGTCCATCATCATTTTCTCCCGGGAAGGGGATCAGCTCCCCTTCCCATTTCCATTTCCGTTCGGTTTGCCGTTTGGCCAATGCCATTCTGAGCATTGCTGGCATTTCCAGGCTTGGCGCGGTGCGCCGGTTTTACGATCCGCAAAGTTTATAATCTGCATGTAGTCAGAAGAGCCGCAGTGATCACAGATAGGGGTTTGGCCATTTTTACCTGGAGGAGGCTTCTTGATGCTAGCTGGAGCAACGGGAGCTGCCACAACGGGAGCTGCGGCAACCGACTCGAAAAATACCGGGAAACCTTCAGCAAAGCGGGAATGGATTATAGAGATATCATCGAAAACTTCATCGAGGGAATCCGCGAAAACATTAACACGGACCTCACTTTTCTCGACCATGGATTTGAATTCGGCATGGTATTTAGACCCGTTATTCATTTCTTTCACCTTCTTTTATATTTGGCGGTTCTGCTGGCCAGAGCGCCTTGAGCCATGAGATGGTTAAAACTTGGTTAATTCGTAGGCATCGTTTAATGATTTTGGTTGATTGGCCACTCTGGTGCTGGAGATTAACTTTTCGGAGATAAAACATCCTGGGATATCTAAAATCCCTGAGTTTACCCTGGCCCTGATTTTGGTTAATGAAGGCTCGCAAAGGTCACGAGGGACGAGGTCGGCTCTGACAATTTCAATTTCGTAGGATTTTATGTAGCTAACACTGCCCATGTTCGTTCGTGATGTTTTAGGAGCTGAAGGAGTAAGGAGAGCAGCGGCGGCCGGAGCAGCCAGAGGGGGAGGGAGTTCGCCAGTTTCGTGTGATGGGGCTATTCGAGCTGCCTCGATGGCCAAAGCAGCGATTCGGGAAGTTTCTGCGGCTTTCACCTGAGAGGTATGCCAGGCATGGAGCACGGTATTCAGGGAAGATATTCCTGATTCGAGCCTGGCAATGTAGGGGCGAAATAGATTATTGATATTATTGCGTGATTCTGTGATTGGCTTCTGGAAACCTTTTCTTGTAGCTTCGGCTTGCCGTAATGCAAAACGGGCAGAGATTAGAAGATTCTCTGCATCTTTCTGTTCCTCGGCTGAAGAAACGTGAGCTGAGGCTAACCATTTCAATAATGGGGTTTGTTCCTCCTGGAGTTTGGAAAGGGCCACCTGGGATTTACTTATTGTTGTTGCCATTTTTTCACCTTCTTTTATTATTTGGCGGTACGATCAAGGCTCGTGCGCCTGGAGCCTGGTGATCAGAAGGAGCGGGGGTAAGTGAAAAGGCCGTTAAAAACCAAAGCGCCGTGACAGACGCCCTTAAGGTAAACCTTTGTCTCGTCATAGCTAAAGCCCATTTGCGAACAGATACGAGCA